ATAATAAGGACGGTACGGCCTTCGCTACAACTCTTGCCAATTCAGGTTCTAATGACGCATACATTGCCAAATACAACTCAGACGGTTTTGTACAGTGGGTTGCGAAACAGGGTGGAGAATCTTCGGATGACCAGGCGTATGCTGTTACTGTTGATTCGTCGGGTAATATCATTGTAGCGGGTTACTTTGCTTCAACTACATTGACCATATATAATAGCGATGGAACCAATAAGGTTCCTGATACACCTTCCTCACTTGTGTACTACAGGTAACTTAATTTCTACCTGCTAGATAATGCCAACGCTCTCGGCTTCTGATTACACGAACTTTGTGAAGCTCCAGGCTGCGTCCCTCGCCTATCAAAATGGAAAAATCCCTGTCCCAATTCAGCGGGTTTCCCAGCCTGTTCCGACACAGTCTATTCTGAACGCCCAGCTCCTTGCAAGCCAGGCTGCCGTGATGGTCACGCCAGGAAAGGCAGCTGTTCGCGCAGTCAACGGTGTCATGCAGAGTATTCGCCCTTTTGTTGGTCGTGGATACGTCAATAACCCGAAGAAGTTGTCAACCGTTCACAACTCTACAAGTACAACACTGTCTTCAAGTGCATTTGGTCAGGTTGGCGGTCTTCCTCAGACAGGACCCAAGGGAAGTGGCGCATATGCTCCTGTGACCCAGCTGGCTCGAGTGGATACCAAAGCAACAGGCAAGTACAAGGCTCCTGCAACTCGTACCTTTACTTAAGGACCCCTAGCCAGCTGCTTCCACGTAGCATCACATACAGCACACTGATACATCCAAGCAACATTACGCGCATCAAGCTTGATGCCGACAATGTTTGATTCCTTTCCCTTAGTGGGGCATGTCACATTTGCACACTTCATTGTTGTAAACCTAGGAAGAGTAGGCTCGTGCTTTATGAACGGGTTGATTGAATACTGAATTGATGTATCTTGCTGAAGGTCGTGTTCATAGACAACAGGATTCTCCTTAGTAATTTCCTCCTCGCCATCACAGCCAGGTGACCTACATTTGCGGTAGGCATGACCCTCCCGCTCCTCAATATTATACATCATATTGTCACACTTTACGCAGAACTTCATTGTGCTCTTATTCTAGAATGGTCTAAATGTTTCCGTTTTTTTATGCGTTAAAAATGGAACCATCGCCGTAAAGTTGTCTCACCCTAGTATCACAGGATGTCCACTTCCAAGCTCATTCAATTTCTGAATGGGACGGGGAATGATAAGGATTCAGATAAGGACCGTTTCGGAAGAAAAGCCGAATCTAAGTCCGGAAAAGACACGCATAACTCCATGGGAGTCCCAATTGGCGGGGCTAGCAGCTGGGAGATTGCGGAGACTGATATTGACCGATTCAATGCACTCTATTGTGATCATATTCGTAACCATGGTCCTCTTCATATGACGGAGAAGAGTACTCGTGTTGGCGCGGTGCGAATTGATCTTGATTTCAAATATGCTGGAAGACACCAGGAGCACCACCACACACAGGAACAGGTAATCACATTTGTTAAGGAAGTCGCTGGAGAGTTGAAGCGATTCTTGATTATCAAAGAGAATGTTGAGATTTTCGTGAGTGAGAAGGATGAGCCAACCTATTACCCTGCTACAGCCTCCAAGCCCGATTATTCCAAGTCCGGTCTTCACTTGGTGATTCCGAGTCTGAAGACAACTCGCTACGTCGAGGAGGCAGTTCGCCGTAACCTTCTGAAGCGCATGGACGAGTTCTTCCCTGGTCTTCCCCTCTGCGACAAGTGGGAGAAGGTTTACGACCCGTCTCCTTTGACTCACACGAACAACTGGACTCTGCTTGGTTCGAAGAAGAAGGAGGGTATGCCGTATCAGATCAAGTACATCCTTGACTGGGACCCCGAGGATAACGAGATTTCAGTTGACAATGACGTTCCGATGCAGGTGACTCCGGAGCTTCTCAAGAAGATGACGGTTCGTTCCCCCGATTATGCTGAGACTGATATGACTGATGAGGCCAAGGATCTCTTCACAAAGCAGGTGGAGAACGAGAAGATTCGTGCTTCGATTGGCGTTCAGCAGCGTGGGCGTGCCGCTACACGCGAGGAAACAGGAAAGGCATCGCGAGCATCTACTCCAGAGCGAAATGCATACCGTCAGCCACTCAGCGAGGAGATGGAGAGATATTATCGCCGCCACGTCATGAACTTGGCGGAGTTTAGGTATACTTCATACGACGACTGGGTCAAGGTCGGTATCTGCCTGAAGAACATTCATCCAGATTCTCTGGAGACCGTCTTCTACGACTTCAGCTCACAGTATGACGGGTACAATCCTCGCGAGGCTCAGTCTAAGTGGAACAGCTTCCAGTTTCGCACTGATGGCCCGATCCTCTCGGAGCGCAGTCTTCGTCAGTGGTCTCGCATGGACAATGCTCTCGAGTATGAGAAGATTGAGTCAGACAACCTCGAGGAGCTGGTTGAAGAGGCCTCTAGGACCATGACGGAGCACGACATGGCGCGGGTTGTATTTGCGATGTTCCGCGATGAGTTCAAGTGCTCTGACTATGGTCAGAATGAGTGGTACCGATTTGTCGGCCACGTGTGGCGACTGACGAAGAAGGGTGTTGGACTTCTCGCCAAGCTTTCGATGGAAGTATGGAGGGAGTTCGTCAAGAAAGAGAATGAGATGGGAAGGCTGAAGGAGACGATGGATCCCTGCAGCTGCGGTGGAAAGAAGAAGGGTGAAGAACCCACCGAGCCTTGTGAGATGTGTAAGGTTGAGAAGCGGAAGGCCCGTTACATGGAGGTTCAGAAGAAGCTGAAGACCACTGCCTTCAAGGAGAACGTGATGAAGGAGTGCAGGCTCATCTTCTTGGACGAGGATCTTGCAGTCAAGCTTGATACAAACAAGAACCTGATCGCGTTCAACAATGGAGTATTTGACACTCTGAACATGGAGTTCCGCGATGGAAAGTCTGACGATTATCTGAGCTTTACGACCGGTCACGACTATCACAAGACCAAGAAGTATACCGAGTACACGTGTTGGCCAGAGCTATGGAAGTTCTTGAGTAGCATTCTGCCTGACCCAGTTGTTCTGACTTACTTCATGGCTCACTTGGCTACCTGCATGGTTGGAGGCAATCCAGCACAGAAGTTCCACATCATGACTGGTTCTGGTTCTAACGGAAAGTCGATGTTGGTCATCCTGATGGCGAACTGCATGGGAACCTATGGTTGTAAGGCATCGATTACTCTGATTACTCAGGACCGCGGTAAGGCTGGTGTAGCGTCACCAGAGCTTGTGCGTATGAAGGGAAAGAGATTCGTCACAATGCAGGAGCCTGAGGAGGGAGCCAACATCAAGACGGGTCTCATGAAGGAGCTATCTTCTTGCGAGAAGATCACTGCTCGCGATCTGTTCGCCGGGTCGAAGGATATGATTGATATTGAGATTCAGGCCAAGTATCACGTTTCTTGCAATAACAAACCCAAGGTTGACACACAGGATGGGGGCACTTGGCGCCGTCTGCTGGTGATTGACTTTCCGAACAAGTTCGTCCCGAACCCGAAGGCAGCCAACGAGCTGCAGGATGACAAGACAATTCAGATGAAGGTGGAGAGTGAGGAGTGGGCAGAGTGCATGCTCAACTATCTCGTGACAATCTTCGTGGAGGGCCATGGGTTCCGCAAGATTGATGTTCCGGAGAAGGTGATGATAAGTACCAGCGAGTACAAGGACGAGACAGACGTGATCGGCCGTTTCATCCGTGAGTTTATTCACCCGCTTGAGGAGGGTGTTGAGCCAACAGCTGTTACTACTGGCGAGATTAACAGGCAGTTTGGTGAGTGGAAGCGCGAGAATCAGCTGTATCACGGGTCAACCGCTGATCTCAAGAAGAGGATTGAGGCGACGTATGGCGCACATCCTAGGACCGGCTGGACTTCTTTCCGGTTCGGCGCCGCCTAGACTTTCCACCGCGGCGGGTCTTGCGACGACGGGCACCTGTAGTAGGAGGGGGTAACGAATCAACAGGGGGAGACGCGACAGACGACGAGAACGGATTAGTCCATGTACTAGGATCAAGCCAAGCCATTTATATTTTCGCTGTATTTTTTAATGCCAGGCAAGATCAATGTCATTTTGGACATTGATAACACAATTGTTGAAAAAACTCATGTAATAGATGGGAAATGGTCTGCCCTTCCTGAAGAGGAACGCGCAAAGTATACCTACGTGGATGAGTTCGTTTTACGCCCTCATTTCAAGGAGTTTTTCCAAGAACTCGCAAAATTAGCCAAGTCAATCAATCTTTGGACATGGTCAGATGACCGATATGCAAAGACAGTGAAACGTATGATTGAAGCCCAAACAGGAGTCAAGGTAGGTCATGTATGGTCCGAGAACCATGCCCAGGAAGCTGAAGATGAATTCAATGGTGGAAAGGACTTGAACTACATTTGGAAAAACCAAGGTGTATTTCAACCTTGCGACACTGTTCTCATTGATGATCTTCCCGGTAATGTTGAAAGTAAATGGAATTATCAAAATGGCATTCGTGTGAAACCATTTGCATTGTGGGGACGAGTCAAGCACTCACAACCCTATGGACCCTACCAAGACCTTTCGAAGGACGAAATACTCTTGGAAGTGATATCTGCGTTGAAAAAGTTAGATGCGAGTAGTGATTTTTGTCGTGAAGGCCAAGAATGGGACGGTGGCCCATTCAAGGATAGTGCCTTGCAGATTGGTCTAGGACGTAAGACACGGAAGCGCAAACTTACTCGACGCGGCCTCGCGCGGCGCCGATACGCGACAGCACGTAGGTACGGAGGAGGCCGATCGTGAAGACGACCAGCACGAACGAGACCACCAGGTTCACGAAGGCAACGAGAACCTCACCGATCTTCAGCGTGATGCCGCCGACAGTCACGGAGAAGGAGCTGACACCCTTGCCAGCAGACGCGGCGGGCGCGAGGAGCGGGGTGATGATGTCCTCGGACAGCGACTTGAAGAACTCTCCAACCACGCCTCCGAGGTAGAACGATGCGGTCAGGATGATGATATCACGGGTATCGAGCATTTTTATTATGAATGGTATACTTTATTTCATCAATACAATGGACACTCGCTTTTGGGGACCCAGTGGGTGGCAACTATTCCATCTAGTTGCGTTCAAATCTGACCATCCCGACGACGTATTGAATCAGATGAAAGATGTTTTACCTTGCAGATTCTGCAGAGAGTCTACCACAGAGTTTGTCAAGAAACACCCCCTCCGTGGCAACCCTGGAAAGTGGCTGTACGACATTCATAACATGGTAAACCACAAACTCAGAAGTCAATGTAAAAACGATCCCGCGGTTATCAACCCGGGTCCTGATCCTTCCTTTGAATCGGTCAAAAAGACGTACATGGAACTGAAACCAACCGCTGTGCCTGGCGGCGACTTTCTAGGTTCCATTGCTGCAAATTACCCCGATAACCCCGAGCCCGAACAGATGGCGACTCAGAGGACATTCTTGCATGCTCTTCACCACGCATACCCATTCCCTGAACTTCAGAAGGTCTATGCTGACTACATCACCGCTCATGAACCCGAACTGAGTTCTCGCAAAGCCTATATGAAGTGGATGCATGGACTATTGACTGCGTTATCAAAAAAGACTGGGTCACCTATGCCAAGCTTTAAGGGGTATGCAGCACATGTTGCGTATTACAGGAGCGGATGCTCCAAGAAGACGTACCATGGAAAAACGTGCCGCAAAACTGCTGGTGGTCGCACGAAAGACCGTGATCGTAGAAAGACCTTTAGAATTACTCACTCTAGATTACTTTGATTTTTTAGGTTGACTTGCAGCCATTAGATGAGCGGAATGAGCGAGGACATTCCGAGTGTGGCGAGCAGAATAGACATCTGCCTTCTTCTCCTTTGCTGTCTTTTTTGACTCACGACGAGTCTTTGGCGGATCCATGAGGGCTACTTGTTAGCCTTGATAGATTCCGTTTTTAGTGGCGGCGGCCTCCACGGCGAGTCTTGCGGCTGCGGCGCTTGCCACCAATCGGGGCGGCATCAGACGGGTGGAACGGGCTAGAGCTGTTCGGTCCAGCATACGACAGATCAGCGCCGTACCCCGAGTCGCTGTGCGGGGCAACATCACCGCCGCCCTTGTAGGTCTTCTTCGCCAACTTGAGGACCTTGCCGAACTTCATTCCCTTGTGCGACCTCATCGTATTCTTCACGTGAGCGAGCCACTTATTTGCCATTTTGTTTAGTGAACAAGAAGTTTTACTGTAGCCCAGCTGGCTTTTCTACGAATCCCTTCGGCGCCCGAGGATTCTCAAATAGACTCCACTGACATCCATACGCGGCGAGTGTCTCCGGGTTGATCGGTGACTTCTTAAATGATATATCGGGCGATACAATTGATATTGCATTGCGATTGAATGCGACTAACTCAGGCTGATCGCGAGAATGAATCGCCTGCTGGTAGGTGAGGCGGCGAAGTTTTGAATCAGACCAAGATAGGTTGACTAATTCATCAAGCTTGGAACCCTGTGTATTCCCCGACACAATTACTAATTTACCAGCTAGCTGATCTAACGGAGTATCATGAACGTCTCTCGTCCCGGGTGGAAGGAGGTTCTTCCGAACTGTTGTGTTCAAATGATAGGCTATGCGGTTCAGGGTTGTTGCTTTCGTTGTATGAGGAACAATGGAAAGAATCATCGGGTCCTTAGAAGGGAATGCATCGTTCAACTGAACACACACCGACTCAAATGTCCAGTTGTCGTAAGCGTAATCATATCCTTCATTGAGTGGCTTTTTGGCAACGATCGGTTGGTCTGATTCGTCAGAATACACATGCACTTCAAGTAGACGCACACCCCTTGCGATTGCATCTGCCGGATCTTCAAAGACTGACCCCGACACATAGTAATCACATAACCTTTTGCGAGGTCCTGTAACTGGGGCTTCATCAACCTCCATCCATATGACATATCCAAGAATCGCAAGGAGTATGGCTACAAGGAGTGCCTTCATTGTTTCTTGTCTGACTTTTCTTTTGGTGCTCTGAACAACAAGTCGCGATACTTATTGACAACATCGTCAGGGATTCGCTCATACATGGGAATACCCATCAGAGATGCATAATGAAAATACAGACAATACATTCCACACTCGGAATCCTTGAACTGATGCCTCGTTGTATTGAAGGTCATCTTCATTCCACTCGGATGGATCCCCGTTGCATCCCACTGCTTCTTCCACCTACGCATAAGAACCTTGATCTCGGGCTCGGGGGTCTCTGCATATGAATCAAAATACGTAACGCGAGCATGCTGAAGGTTTGGGCGAATATCACAGAACAGTGCGATCCAATGCTCACCGGGTCCATCATGCGGATCTGTGTTAAACACAATGCCAATACGATGATGACCAGCTTTGAAAAGCTCATGTAACTTAATCCCACATAAAGCACTTACAATACATTCCTGTGTATCCGACTTCAGATCAAAGTCAATGGGTACACAACCGACAAACATATAATCGTTGAAAACCTCCTCGTAGTTCTT